CCCACCTCACAGCGCAACCCTTCTATAGTCGCTGTAAACTCTACCGCTGTCTGCTGTCGTGATTGGTGCATGTGAACAGTAGCCAACTCTTGCGCCCTATAGAGATCAGAAGTGAATGGCAACTCAATAGTCTGCTCTAGTAATAACTCGTTGTCCTCAGTCCTGTACGTTGAAGACTCAACAGGGGCAATATCAGCTTGCCATCTACGAGCAGAATTAAAGAAGTTTCCACGAACACGATTAAACCGAGTGTTTTTATCACCTAGCTTGATTGACCATGCCCCTGTGATGTTGTCTTCGTTAAAGGTAAAGGTATTACCATCAACAGTTTCAACTTTATCAAGTATCAGTTTGTATTTGCCCCCACTGAAAATCAAGAAGCCACGGCATGAGGTTAATAAATCACGTAGGATATCCATTGATCCTTTCGTAGTATCAACCACTCCATTGCAAGCATATCGCTTTAACTTCAGTGCTGAAAAATCAATATCGACTGTTGCAACCTCATCTACACCAGCCACCCAATCATTACCGCCATCGTTTGATATAGCGACAAAATAGCCGTTATCGCTGTGGTATGACCTGTGAGAGATATAAAACGTGCCATTATTGGCTCCATTCACCCATCCGCTCATAGTGAATTTCGTACCCTCAACCAGAGTATCCCAAACTGCCTTATCCATCTGCTCAATAGTCGTCCATGAAGAAGATGGATAATTGACTAGCTCAATTGTACTGAATGTATTGGTTTGATCAGCAGAGGGATGGTCAATAATCTCATCACAGTAATCAGCAGCAGCTTCAAAACTTGTATCATCAACAAGACTAGAATCAATGTCGCGTCCATAGCGTGAATTAGTGAGGTAATCACGAATGCAGAGAGCAGGATTATCACTCCATGCTGTTGTGCTTGTGCGTGAATCATAGACTTTTACACCCATAACATCAGCAGCAACAACAGGCATACCAGTAGGAAATATATCTCGGTCAAACTCAAGATATACGTAGAGATAAGCTGTGCCACGCAAACGGTGATCTGTTGTCCAGTCCGTAACCGCTGCAACTAAATCTGAATCCGCTGTCTGTGCGTCTGCGCCTAAATGAGCAACAACACTATTAACGGTGCCGCCAGCAGCTTCCCCGAGGTCAGGATAATAAACTTTGTCGTCAAATTGCGGATCATGAATCCATACACCATTAAAATAGACTCGCTCTACCTCTTCAATCTCGCCCTCACACAAAGCTAATACAATATGCAGCTTCTCATTTTTATCGCCTGTAACTTCCATGAGAACTCTAGTACCACCAATCCTGCGCCGACCATAAACAATATTAAGAGGCGCGTTATTTGATGCTTTATTCAGTAATACTCCACTAGCAAGCGGCAGCGTCTCTGAGTCGTCTGCCATTGCACTGAATATAGAGGTCGCCACAACAGCACCGATTGCTGCCCCGATTAGTTCAGACCTAAAATAAGTTGTCGCCCATTGCTTAGCTGCTGCCCCACCAAGTGCGCCAATAAGTACAGTGATAAATTCTTTTTTCTGAAAGTCTGGATTAAATCCAGCAATCGGACTGCCTCTATACATTATGTTCCCCCCCAAGGGATATCACGAACAATCTCAGAGGCAAACTCAAACCCCATATCTCCAGAGAAATGGATCTGTTGCTCTTCGTGGTTGGAATGACGACCTGTCTTTCTACTGAAATCTACCCAAGCATTAGTTGCCGACATTGATACTGTAGACTGTCCGCTATCTGGATTCTCATTAATAATAGGCTGATCAATGCGGCCCTCAAAAATAAGGATGGGGTCAGTAATCAACGCCTGTGAGCTATTTAAAAACCCCTTATAAATTTTAATGGTTCGATCAATGTAGTTTTCTTGAAGCACAGCAGAAATCCACGTCTGATCAACGCCCGACAATGAAATAGTCACACTTGAAACAATAACTTCTGCTGTCTCTTCTATATCGGAGAAGTCGAGCCATGCACCTACAGCACCATAGGTATTGCCATCGTAGATAATATCCCTATATGAATCAGTCATATAGGTTGTACCGCTATCTAAATGTGTAGAGACAAAATGAACGGGACGATTCTGGGATTTAGCTACTTCAGCCTGAAATGCAGCAGTTGATCCGCGATCCATTAGACGACCTCGACCAGTGATATTTTATAGCTATGTAAATCAGGTACTCCACGATCAAATGATTGTGTATCTGTAGAGAATGCCATTGTAAAAGGAACGCTATCATAGGTTACAGATGCCGAAGTTGTAGCCTCTAGTAGCGGGGGCTGGATGCTTAATTCTCCGCTACCAGTTAGATCAGCAGTGACCATATATACTTTGACATGGCTGTCAAACTTAACAAAATCCCCTGCTTTTAATGTGCCGGTCATAGTAACAGTAACCACCTCAGTACCAGCCACCTCTACAGCAGACGTGCAAGCACTAACATCACCTGTAGCATTCCCATATACAGGGGGAATATATGTAAACGTGCTGTATTGGCCTTTCTGAGCTATACCAAAAGCAAACAACGGGGCAAAATCCTCACGACTCAGCGGGGGATATGCTGCCTCTATAGCCCATCTCTGTCCGCCTCGCGTTCTCGCTTGCCGCTTCAATAAATGAGTAACAGATACCAATGTCGGCTGTATGCTTACAATCTTGATTGATGATGGTACTGGAGTGGTCGGAAAACTCATGCTGGCATCACCCTTCCATTTCTATTAAATGCTTCTCTTACTGCGCCAACAATAAACGCTTTATTTTGGCTCATGCGTGCAAGGAATGACTGGCTATCAACAGCGTTTACATTAAATGTAATATTGGCAGTCTGCCCGCTCATTTGTTGCCCTTTCGTGTGATCAATTACTGTCTCATCTGGGTGCAGGATAGCAGGGAAGCCGCCACGCCCATCAACGCCGCCAGCTCTTGCACCACCACCAGTGAAGCCGCCGCCGTCTGCAGAGAACAAGCTGCCAATCAAGCCACCATCCCCGCCTTCCTCTCCGATTAAGCCAGTAACGAGCGGCGATACAATCTTGCGTTTTATAATCATAGACGCAACCATATTACCGACTGAACTAACAACGTCACCTAACTTATTGAAATTAACTATAGACTCTGTAATAGCGTCCTCCATAGAGCTGCGCATACTGTCAGCCATTGACTTCCAAGAGTTTTTAATCTCGCCTGTACCGTCATCAATACCGGCAATTAGTTTTGCGTATTCTCTATCCAAATCTTTAAACTGCCCATCAATCATATCGAGAGCCACACCCCACTCCTCACCCATTTCTGTAATGACTGGAGTGGTTTGTTTAATTTTTTCAGTCAGATCAACATGAACTGCCTTGAGATCCTCAACCAGTTTAATATCTTGCACCAACACATCTTTGTATCCTTGGAATGCCTCACCTTCTCCGGCTTGCGTATCAAAGGGTAGATCTGGTCTAAACAGCGGACCTCTGCGAGAGGCTTTTTCTGTTTCTGTTTCACCTCCCGTTCCATAAGCTGTTGCACTTGCTGCAACCAAAGCCCCAATTGCCGCACCTTTAGGACCAAACGCACTACCCAGACGCATCCCCGCCACCGCTGCTGCAACAGTTAAAATAGTGTCTTTGTTATCAACAAGATAGCCGAACCCGTCTTTAATAGCTGCGCCTGTACCATCAATTGATGTTTTAAGTGCGGGGTCTTTTAGTAGTTTGGTAATACCAATAACAGCCTCTGATACTTCATCAAACAGTCCTGTATCTGCAATCTGTAATTTAAGCTCTCGCCAACTATCCTCCATCATGGATACTTTGCCTTGGAAGGTTTCCGCTAGTTCAGCAGTGGCACCCTTGGCAGAGGTTGTTCCATCACGGAACATTGAAATGATAGATTTCTTCGTCTCTTTGGCTGAGTACTAAACCCCTTGTTGAAAACCTAAGAAAGCAGTTACACCGCGCTCACGGAATAGATCAGCAGACGCTATACCTCCAGCGAAAGCACGCTGTAGTTGCATGGCTGTATCTTTGAATGATAAACCTGAAACTGCTGCAATATCGCCAGTAATCTCTAACAGCTCATTGAGTTCACTAACGTCTTTGGCAACAGTAAGCAGTGATGGTGATGCCTGTTCTATGTCCTCCAAAGTGAATGGCACCTTGGAGGCAAACTTGTTCATATCCTTAAACGCCCTTTCAGCGTCTTTAGTTGAACCCGTTAAAAACTTAAGACGAACCTTCAGCGATTCGGCTGCAGAGGCTGTTTTTACAATCGAGGTAACTAAACTCGCAGCCCCTGCCCCCGCAATAGCCCCCTGCAAAGAGAATATCGCAGATTTTACACGACTGGCAGTGGTCCCAATACCAGATATAGCACGTTTAGCACGGCGCGCTCCAGATACAGCCCCTCTCGGATCAACCTTAATTCCTAGAACTGCCACATCATTTGACATTTTCCTCTTCCTTTAGCTTGAAGTAAGCCAGCCAGCCATGCCATTCCTCTACTGTCAGTAACGACAGCTCTGCAACTGTTTTATGAAGATGATCCGCGAGCCTATACATGGTCATAAGCTCGGGATCGTCTCTCAGTTTCCCAGTTGATCCTCTACGCTAGGCGCTATTGAAATTTCTGAAACAACTCGTGCAACAACCGTAGAGTCCACTTTTTGCATCAAAGTAAACTTGTCAGCCTCTTTAAATATAGCATTACCCTGCTCATCCTTTGCCTTAAGCATCAGAGTGCGAGCCAGAAATTCTATATCATCATCTTTGGCAGAGCGAAGCAGCTTCTTCTTTTCTGCTAACGTGAATGGCGAAGCATAAATAGTAGTTTCCCACTCTGGCACCTCGATCTCCCTAATTTCTAGGGAGTCGAAATGCGCGACAGCGTTATCTAAAACGCCCATTTACGAAGCTGCCGCTGTCTGTAGCGCCAGCTCTCCGGTGCCTTGCAGGGCAATTGAACCCTCAAAGTCACCATCTAAGTTGGCCGAGATATTCGCACCAGTGATGATCGCACTACCGGAAACTTGACCGTCCGTAGTGTTGTCCTCTACTACAGCAACGAAAGCCACTGCAGTTTCTGGCCCCCAATTACCGGAACCATCGCCAAGGACACCAAAACCCACACCTGCATCGGCTGAGTCAAAGAATACATCTGCAGTGGCTGTCCATGAGGATTCACCTGCCACAAACTCTAGCGCGGGGGCCGGAGTATTCATGGTCGGGAACTTAGTTTGTACTGTGGCTTGCTGCATATCAATATTGATGGTCCGCAACTCACCCACTGCCCCTGCATCAATAGTAATTGAACCGTCACGCCCTTTAATCTGTGCCATTTTTAATGCTCCTACTCGTTTCTAAAATATGGAATGGTTACATTCACTTGATGCCAGTTTTTATTTGTACCTATTGTGGATAGACTGGCAACATCACAATCCACGTCATCAAACTTAATACCAGTAAACAATGCGCCTAATGTATCAGCGTATGTCCTCATTGTAGCAGTACCTTCATTCTTAGGTCCAAATACTTGAATAATTATAACACCTGTATAGCGTTTACCATTATTCATTGTAGTAAATGCGCCGCTGCCATTGAGTATATTTAGCTTTATCCAAGGGCTGGCGTTTGGCGGGTCAAAGTCTACATTATCAAACGCGATTGGTGTTGTCGCCCAATTATCAAATAATCGTTCTTCAATGCTTTGACGCTCTGCCGCAAAACTCATCGCATACCCCCCTTAAGTTCGCTTAATGTTACAGCAACCATGCCCTTTGGAGCTTGTGTACTGCTGCCATTCTCAAGCTCCCCAATATAGGGTAAGTTGTTGGTGATGTATATAGGCTTGCTGCCATCACCTTTGCGAAGTGTAGGGCTTTGTGGCTTGGTTGCATCTTCATCAATAGAGTAATCTATCGCTCCCGCACTGGTATTCCAGTTCGCTCTAGCCCGTCCGGTATCTACTGGCGTTCTTAGGATTAAACCAGAAAACACCTGCAAGGCAGTTGCGCGGGTCTTTCGCTCAACACGCCTTTCTATAGTGCGATTAAAACGACTCAGACCACCTTCAAAACTCATCCTTGACGACTCCCAATAATACGAAAAGTGGCTCCAGCAGGATCAGCAATAATCTGACTCACAGTATAGACCTCGCTATTACGAATAATCTCATCGTTAGTATTTGGCTCAACAGACAAATCTGATTGTTGAAAGGTAAATGACAGATCCCCGCTATGCTCTTCAGCGATAATGTTTGGCTCTTGCCCTCCTGTTAATGGCTCAACCACCGCACTAACGCTAGTATCTGTATCAGTGTGCGACACAACACCAGTTGCAGCATTATAACTGCCGTCTGTACGTTGGCGATAAGTGACTGTCTCTGGGATGTCACCCAAAGCAGTAAAGGCATTACCAATAGCAGTAGCGATATCCTCACGCATATCAGGCACGAATCACCTCCGCAGAAATGCCGCGTGATCCTGAGTTAAGCAAATTGGATAGCTTATTTTCCAATGCGGCTAGGTAGGTTGTACTTCTTGCTCCATCCATATACTCAACCTCGACAGAACCAGCCTTTGTACGTTTAATATCCCTACCAACACCAGAGAGCGGGTTATCTCCACCATCAATAGCTATTGCAGCCTCGCACAACGCCTCTGTCAGCTTTACAGGGATGGCATCCGTATCAACGCTATACCCATCAATTATAACGCCGCTACGGGGCCACTGAAGCGCCTGATCATCGCTACCCTTATCGCCTTTAAATGGTTGCTCTTCAATGTAATCCATCGCTTGAATTAACAACACAGCAACGGTGCCGGAGATTGTTACACCTCGATCTGTTGCATAGGTTGAAAAATCAGCCTCAGAGATATAACTGTTGCTATCCGTTTTACCAGTTCCATCTTCTACAACAATAGTAGCCATTATATTTGCTCTCCCCACTCAACAACGCAATCGGCTGACCCAGAGGCCGCCGTTGCAGTAATAACAAGATAATCACCGCGCACTAACGGGAACTCAATACGTCCACGATACGGGTTATCTACCTCCTGTCGTGCTAACGCTTCAACAGGTATTGATGTAATGAACTTCATGTTAGCCACTGTTACAGATGTTGCTCTAACCGCTGTTGCATTCATGTCAGTAGAGTCGGTTTCTATATAAGATCCACTGTTAACCGCCTTGAAAGTTGCACCTGTAATATCTGCTGCTGACCGCGTAGACCATACTTTAAAAGTAGCCTTCTTTGAGCATTTAACTGTGATCCTTGCAAGAGTCATGGTGCGTGTATTCGTCACGCTATCAATCTGAAGAGGTTGTTTAATAACAATCACCGGATCATCAGTTGATACGCTCACAGCCTCAGAATAAGCAGAACTATAAACCTCCTTATCTACGATGCCATTCTCACTGGTAATATCAGCACAGCCAGCGTTCAACACCACTGTCTCAGTAGTTCTTTCAGCGTGAATGTGAACAGGTAGAGCAGGATTTTCCATTGATGCGGAAGTCAATGTACCTAATAGGTCGAAAGTATGAACAAGTGTACTTGTCCCTTTTGATGGATCACCGATAAAGAATTTATAGTTTCCTGCGGATCTCCATTGATACTGAATATCGTAGATGTTGTTCTTCTCTACATCGAAACCAGTGAGGACAGAAGTATCAATCAACTCTTCGTGCGTCTCTACACTGTTGCGCAATAGGACAGCATACAGAAGACCATCAGCCTTCAACCTAAAGAATACGCCGTTTTCAGTGGTAGCCACACCCCACTCTCTAATACCATCGTTTGTTTTGTCGGGCATCCATCCAGCGAACGAGAACAAATGACCTCTATTTGGCTGGTATCTGGGGCATTCCCTAGATTCCATCATTACACTGGTTTTGGTTGCGTCTGCTGTCAGCTCTGCAATACCGCCAGTGCTTACTATATTCGTCGAGCTATAGACTTGAGTACCGTTCTCATACATAAACCACTGAGACTGCGGGATATCGAAGGTCCACAAGCCGTGGAATAACGATATCGGCATAGACACCTTATTAACGCCCCAAGCGTCAAGGGTTAAATCACCAGCACCAACCTTTACAAGCAAACCAAGATCATCAGTGATGATGCGCGGATTCTTACCTTCTTGATCTTCTGCTACTGAAATGTAGGTGCCTGACTTAGACATTACTTAGCCTTTACAGCCTTTTTTATGACTTTTTTGACAGCGGGCTTATATAACGTATGAGTGCCATCAACGTAATCACACTTGTTGATAGTTACAGGGCCGTTTTTAGTCTTAATTACTACAGTTTCCATTCGATCTTCTCCAGTATCATCAGTAAAGCCCCCTCCGAATGGAAGAGGCTTTGTTGAGACACTAGCCTAGCAAGATCGCTGTATGCTCTGGCTTGATGTTTTTAACACCCCACGCCAAAGCTACCTCATAACGCATCTTACGATAACCAGCATACATACTGAACTCAAGCGACAACCCAGAGCGCGGATCAGTGATGATTGTTGAATCAATCGCCAAATCACCCTCTTCAGGACGTGCAGGAGCGCGTGCAGCAAGCACAATAGCTGAGCGGTTAAACGCCATATTACGTGCTGAAGTTGCAACAACAGTAATAGCCGTTGCAGAGCCAGCGATAACAGTACGAAGGCCGGGGGCCGCTAGTACAACAGTACCGCCACCTGATACGTCAGCATCACCAGTTGTTACCATATACTTCTCACTATCACCTGCAAAACTAATGAAGTCACCAGCCAGAATTGCACCTGTACCAGCAGAAGCTAGAGTGATGGTAACAGCGCCAACAGCGTAACCAGCCGTATCAGTGGTTGCGCTTGATGCTGTACCAGCAGTGCCGGTGACAATCTGTGCAGATTCACGGATAGGCATACCAGCGAGATCCAGCAACACACCTTGACGCAGCATTGAATCAGTACCAGCAGCATTAACCGCTGACTGCTTGCCAAGGAAGTTAGCACCAGCAGAAGTATTGATTACCAGTTGATTATCAGTTGGTGCAGCGCCATTGTCTTTCAGAATCTTCAGGACATTAGAAGCGTCTGTATAGTCATTAGCAGTACCAAAAGGAGTAGTTCCGGCTGTACCGTATGCGCGCGAACAAGTTGATTGCAATGCAGCAAGATCAACCTCAACCTCGTTTGTCAGAGTACGTATAGCCTGAGCAATCTTACCGGCGCGGTGGTTCATATAACCAACACCAGTATTCAACGCTTTCTGATCATTACCATTAAAGCCAAATGAAGCAGCTCGCTCTTTAGTGATCTGGATAGTAGTTGCAGTTGACGTTAGGCCAGTTGGATCAGGTACAACCATTGCTGGAGTGATATCACCAGCAGCGATAGTTGGTGCAATATCAACCTGAATATTTTGATCTTTCGCAGCACGATCAGCAGAAGCAGCCATAGAGACTGCTGGAATCATTCCTGTCAGCTCTCGTGAGACAACATCAAGCGCCTCATAGATATCAGGGATGATTGCGGTTAGTGTATTTTCAGCCATTGTGTAATTCCTCTATATTTCAAGTTTTCCCCCGTCTTTCATAAATTTAGACTGGGAGATTGGATCAAGCGCATCAAAATCAGCGCGTTTCATAATTTTAACGGCACCGCCGCTACTTGATCCACCCGAGGCACTGCCGCCAGAGGATTGTCTGCCTTTGATTAGCGAAGCATAACGGGAACTTCCCGCGAACTCATTTGCTAAATCATCAAGACTTGAAACAGTTAAACTACCTGTCTCATCAACAACTTTAATACTACCTTCAGCAAATTTCAAGCGTCTAGTAATAAATTCAGATAATAATTCGATATTTGCGCCTTCTGCGAGATTACTTGCAATTCGCATCGCAGCACCATTTATCTCCTTATTCTCTATGGAAGATTGTAGACCCGTTAATTGCTGAGTCAATGATTCGCGTTCAACTTCACTAGAT